TTATACAATCCTTTCAACTTTTATAAATTTATCATACAATATTTTGTCCTCTTTGGAAACTTTATGTGCTACCTCTATAAAACCTACGTTTCGTTGTGATAGATATCCCCTTATATCCCTAGTTGTTTGTTCGTCAATCATTGAATTAACCTCATCCACTAACAAAAATTTAGAAGACAATAGCACCCCTCGAGCAAGTGCTACTCTTTGCTTTTCTTCCCTAGATATATTGAATATATTAACATATTTAAAAATTGTATCAAAAACAGTTCTCACACTTCTCTAGACCAAACCTTTCTAGAGTTTCATTTATAAAAACAGGGGGGTACATTTATTCCCATAAGCCCCTTGTCTATGGAAACAAACCCGTACCCACTAGGGTTTATGGGAATAAATAATTCTACCATCAAGCTTTCAATCCCACCACTTCAACTTCAACTCTCACTCTGATACTTACCCACCATACGACAAAACACCTTGATGTCAAGGCGTTTTACTATCCCTTTCGTTCAAAGGATTCTAAGATTTTACGAGCAGAGCTACGCACTCCACATGAACTGATCGTACAGGTATGTTCGAACACTAACTTGTAGGTTCAAAAGAATATACCACTCCATTTTATTATATCATAAAATCAACACATCTTAACCCAATAAAAAAGCACCTCAATACGGAGATGCCTCACTTTTTATACCGCTTCAATTTCATTATTTCACCTGATTTTAACGTAATTTCCACATCATCATTACCAACCACTACTTTATCAATTAACTTCCTTACAATCGCTTCATCATATTCCGTCACTAGCGTTGACTGTTGCTCTAGATGTTTTTTTATTTCATGCAACCTACTTTGTTTTTTCTTTTCTATATTATCCCAATGTTCTAATTTAGTGCGTTGCAGTTTTAGTTGATCCAATTGCTCTAAAATATGCGCATAGTCTTTTCTTTCTTGCACACGTATTTCCAATTCATTTTGTAAATGTTCAATTTGTAACTGGATATCACTCAACGATAATCCATCCTTGTTTAAGACCCTTTCAATTTTTTGATTTAGCACTTCTAAAACTTCGTGACGATTCCCCATCAACTTATTTATTCCACGGATAATCATATTTTGGAGCTCTGTCTCATTAATTGATTCTATACAACAACAGGATACACCTTTATCAATTCTCGTTTTACAACGCCAATTTACTGACCTTTTTCCTTTAGAAGACCATTGAATTCTTCTGAATGCACTCTCACATTCTTTACAAATAACCACATTGGATAAAGCATACTTACTACTATACGTTGATTTTCTTTTGTTTTTTCCTTGATATTGTTCTGCTCTTTGTTGCAATTCCACTTGAACTTTATGAAATACTTCTTTTGAAATAATACCCTCATGGCTATTCTCTACATAATACTGTGGTACTATGCCGTTATTCACCACTCTCTTTTTACTCAATACATCCACTGTATAAGTTTTCTGAAGTAAGGCATCTCCCATATACTTTTCATTAGTCAGTATTTTTCGAATACTCCCTGCACGCCATAAACTACGATTAGCTGCAGTCATTATATTATCCGCCATCAAACTATTCGCAATCTTCTGTAAACTTTTTCCCTCTAAATACTCTTTGAAAATCCGTTTAATGATAACCGCTTCGCTTGGTTCTATCACAAGTTGCCCATTATCATCTTTTGTATAGCCTAAAAAACGATTGTGGTTAACCCGCACTTCCCCTTTTTGGTATCTGTACTGAATACCCATCTTGACGTTTTTACTAATGGATTCTGATTCTTGCTGTGCAAGAGAGGCCATAATAGTGAGTAGAACTTCTCCCTTAGAGTCCATCGTGTTAATATTTTCTTTTTCAAAATAAACTGGAATTTTATACTCTTTTAATTGCCGAATATAATGCAAGCAATCTAATGTATTTCTAGCAAAACGACTAATCGATTTTGTAATAATCAAATCAATTTCGCCATCTTTACAAGATTGGATCATCCGATTAAACTCAGTTCGTTTCTTGGTATTCGTTCCGCTAATGCCATCATCTGCAAAAATACCTGCCAATTCCCATTCTGATTTAGATTGAATGTAATTTGTGTAATATTCAACCTGCGCTTCATAACTGGATGCTTGTTCTTCACTATCTGTACTTACTCGACAATATGCTGCTACTTTTTTCTTAGGCTGTTCTTTTAATTGTTCACCATACCCCACGGTAGATTGTGCGGGTATTACTTTTACAATTTTTCTTTCTGTCATGTCTATTACTCCTGTACACTAATCAGACTATATAAATATTCAGCATGCTTAAAGGGATTCTCATACTGTCTTTCATTCTCTTTACTATAAAAACTTGTATGAATTACACGCTTTTTTTGCTTAGGTTGAAATTTGTCTCTGCCTAACCGTTTGGCATTATCTTTTCTTTTTTGTTGTGCGTGTTCAAAAGTATCTGTGTCAATTATTGATGGATAATTCATATGCCCTATGTATTTTTTATTTGATAATATTCGACTGATTGTTCCGTGATACCCTAATACTCCAGCCATTCTTGCTGCTTTTTCAAGGGCATTACCTTCTATATAATAGTGATACAACAAGCGCACTTGATTTGCCGTATCTTCATCTACAATAATTGTTCCTTCCGACACTTTATATCCTAACGGTAAATGTTTCATATTATATCAACCTTTCTTCCAATGTTAATCCACACTTTAATACAAACTGAACACATTGCCTTGAAATGATATGTATCTGTTCAATCACTTCAGTTACTAAACTTTCATCATATTCAGTCCAGTACTGAGAACGATTTAGCCTGTGTAACAAAATATCTAGATGTTGTTGAATGCTAACTTTTTGACTATCCATCATTTTTAAATAATTGATTTCTTTAAAGATACGGTCGCTTTCTTTCATCAAATTCAATTCTAAATTCTGATAAGAAATATAATTCAGATATTCACGTTGAAATAAAGATTGTGCTTCTTTCAATTTCATTTGTACATCTTCCAACTCTGATTGTAAGACTTTCAATTTCATTCCATTACTACTGTCATCGTCGTATTGCATGTGTTTTTGTAACGGTTTTAAAATAAACTCTTTACTAAATAACAACTTATTCATCATCGTGATAAACGCTATTTGAATCGCTTCCTCTTCAACATATTTCATACTACAACTTGCTTTGTCTGCTATATGCTTGCTACAACACCACGCAAAGCATTTACCTTGGGTTGTCGTATGCGTTCTCCGTTTAAACGTTGAACCACACTCGGTGCATTTCACTTTTCCTGATAATGCATATCGTTTTTGGTATTTATGTCTATCTGCAACCACACCTTTTTCAAGACCTCGTTGCTTCAATATCTCGTTAGCTTTTTGAAATACCTCTCTATCCACAATCGCTTCATGATGATTTTCGATATAATACATATCTTTATCACCATAATTTTTATGCTTAACGAACTGATTATCCGTGTAGTATTTTTGAAACAATACATCGCCCACGTATTTTTCATTTTTTATAATGCCGATAATAGATGTAGGCGACCATTTATTATTCCTTTTAGTGAGTACCCCTTGTTCGTTCAAACGTTTCGCAACACTTGGTGTACTTTCCCCTTCTAGCGTCCAATTAAAAATGTCTTGAACAATTTTTGCTTCTTCTGAAACAACAACCATATTTCCACCTTCATTTCTATAGCCATATGGTGGATATGAAATCACATAAGTTCCATCTTGAAACCTTTTTTGAATTGCCCATTTTTCATTGTCGGATATAGTCTTAGATTCATTGGCTGCTAACTCTGCCAAAATCGATAGCATCACTTCATCATCCATGCTATCTGTTTGAATATTTTCTTTTTCAAATCGTACCGCAACATCATACACTAGCAATCGTCTAACCAAAGCTAAACAATCTATCGTATTTCGTGCAAATCGACTGATGGACTTTGTCATAATCAAATCCACCAGTCCTTTTTCGCAATCTTCAACAAGGCAGTTAAGACCCGTCCTATGTTTTAAACTAGTACCACTGATACCTTCATCAAAATAAATGCCTACTAATTCCCAATCTAATTGTGCCTTTACATATTGTTCATAATGTTGCTTTTGTGCTTCTAAACTATACTGTTGTTCTTTAGAATTAGAAGATACTCTAGCATATACTGCGACACGCTTCTTTCGATTCACAGCATCTGTTTTAGAAAAGATAACATTCACTTGTTTCATTTACTCACCTCCATTTTGTTATGGACATATTCCCGTAATACTCAAACTATATCAAGTCATTTGTTAGATAATCGATAAATAATATGGGGTAAAGTGTTCAATGATTTTATTATTCAATTGTTGTTTTTCCTCAGCCGTAATCAATTGAGATTCATACAGTTTTTCAACAATTTTTAGACTTAAATAAGCATCATATTCTTTCAACAACTCTACTTCAATACACTTGGTCTCAACTTTTTGTACACTTTTGTTATCTGTTTCTATTCTTATTACTGACATAAAATTTACCTCCTACAAGGTAGCCTTGGTAGGAGGTAAAATCGGACATTTGTAATTAATCTTTTTTATAAAATTCACAAGTATAGCCATCTGCATCTAAAATTAAACCAGTTGCCCACAATGGTACTTGACTCATGATGCGACAGATGTCATCTAAAGAAGCATTTGTTGCTTCAATAATGACTTCATCATGGACATGTGCAACAATCTGATAGTCTTTTAAGTTCTTCATGGCATACATCAAAATATCTCGTGCAATCGCTTGAACAATATTTTCAACAAACTTTGGTCCGTAGCTTTCAATACGCTCCCATTTCTTAGTTGCGCCTACACCCTCATAGGTGACCGATTCTCCACCAAATGTATTCTCACCAATACGTGGTTTTATATAGGTTAGTTTCCGTCCACTTGGCAGATGAATGAAAAGCATACCACTTTGGTAACTGAACGTTATCCCATGTGTTCGAGTGATGCTTCTTTCTTTAACCGTTTCTTTGACACACTTATCAACTGCCCACCATAACTGCACGATTTTTGGATTAGATCCTCGCCACGCATTAACCAGTGGTTGTAACTCTTCTTGTTTAAGTCCCATTTCAAGTGCTCCCATGGCAGTTAAAGCTCCAACTGAACCACCGTAACCACAGGCTAATTCGGCAATCTTCCCTTTCTGCCTTAATTCACTGTTCACTCCGTGTTTTTCAACAGGTACACCAAACATCTGACTTGCCGACATACAATAAATGTCTCCACCTTGTTTAAATAGATCCTCTCGCCACGTTTCTTTTGCTAACCATGCGATAACGCGCGCTTCAATCGCTGAGAAGTCTACGACATAAAACAACCCATTCGGGATAAATGCTGTCCGAATCAATTCGGATAAAACGTTAGACGTATCATTGTAAAGGATACTCAACGCTTCCATGTTGCCTTGTTTGACAAGCGCTCTTGCTTCTTTTAAATCGGATATGTGGTTTTGAGGAAGATTTTGTAGTTGTACCAATCTGCCACTAAATCGCCCAGTACGATTCGCACCTAGAAACTGAAACATGCCTCGACAACGGTTATCCTTACAAGCCACATCTTGCATGGCTTTATATTTTTTAACAGATGATTTGGCGAGTTGTTGTCTTAGTTGCAATACTCTATTGACTGTACCGGTTGTGGTTTCAAGCAATGTATTGACTGCCTTTTTATCTAAACTGCTAACGTCTAATCCCTGGTCGTTTAACCACTGTGATAATTGTTTGACTGAGTTGGGATTCTCTAAATTGGTAAGACGTTGTTGTTCTGCTAATAACAAACATCGATTTTGTTCATCTATTTGAATGGCTTGTTGGACAAAAGTACGATCAATTTGTATACCACGGTCATTAATGCTTTGATCCAATACATACTCATCCCATATAAAGTCTGGTACTTGAAACTTGTTTAGTTTATTGGCTATCGCCATTTCAACTACCACATCACGTTTATTATAGGCTTTGAATTGTATCCATTTATCCTCATCATGGTAAAAGAAGTTTCGTGTTCTGTGTCCATTTGTCTTTGTTGGATGACATGGTACACAAAAATATCGGATGAACTCTTTGCCTGTTTTTAACTTTTGTTCGTCTAATCCTAAAACTGCTCCCACTCCTTCAAGGGATAACGGTAACCCCATGTAAGCAGACCAGACCATCGTACATCGCCAAGCAGATGGGTTTAAATGAACACCTAAATAACGAGATAAACATACCCGTTCAAACTGTGCATTAAATGCCCATTTCAAAACAGCATCATCCTTTATGGCGTCTATAATCTCTTGTGGGATTGTTTCACCTCTTGCCAAATCAACCACTTGCTCATCCCCGTCATCTACTGCATAGGCAAAAAGGAGGACGTCAAAGTCCTCACTCTCTGCATATTTGTAAACACCTGATTTCGTCAAGTTCACACTAGAAAACGACTCAATATCAATGTTTAGTTTTCTCATTTAATTGTTCCTTTACATACAAATACAAATCTAATAATCGTTTGACCACAAACTCCACAACTAAAACACCCACTGCCAAAAAGATAAAGTTTTCCATGCTCATTTTCTTTTTCTCCCTTTCCACTTGTCAATCCAGTCACACATAATATGTATCCACGATGCGATAACAATAGCCACCGCGACACCAAAACACATCATGAGCATAAATCTATCCATCTCTGTCATGTCACATTCCTCCCTAAGCTAAGAAATCATCATCTGTAATAGTGGTGAAATCATCACTCGCACTACTACGTCCACCTAAGGGTTCACCGTCTTTTACTTTTTGGATGTTCCCTAAACCACAAGCAATTCCTTTGTTGCCGTTAGAATTAAATGCATAGAATGATAATGACACACGAGCGTAACATCCAGAATATACGTCATGACGATCCAAAATTGGCTGTACATTCATATCCACAATTTGTGGTTTGGTTAGTGAGTTCGCATTAATGAAATAATGCCCTTTATATGCTTCATCGTCACGTTCGATATCCCCATCACGAAGGGGCGTTTTAATGGCTGCTTTATTCGGTTTCTTGCCACCAAACTTCGCAATTCCCTCTTCAATAGCTGCATCAATGGCTTGTTCGATTTTCTGTAAAGTAGCTAAGTCATCTTTAGGAATTAATACGGACACTGAATATTTTTCAGCACCACCATTAATTGACTTAGGTTCCCAACCATTAAAATAAGATAATCTTGTGTTTAATCCTGTAATCACTTTTGTTTCTTTCATGTTATTTTTCCTCCATAAATTCATCTTTTGCTTGTGTAACATCAATAGCTCTACGCTTATCACTGACGGGTACTAATACAGCTGCTCCAGTAGGTTTGACAATCAGTGTTTTAAATAGTTCTTCAAATGTTGTTTTACCCATTAACTTTTGTAAATCGGTCATAGACAATAGGGATTGTTTATAAATATTGTCATACCCATTTGCTTTTGCGATTTGTGCGACTTTTTCTTCATCTGTAAATTTGCGAACGGTTCTGCTCGCTACTAATTTGAATCCATTCCATGATTTACCACTTTTAATCGCTACTTCAGTGGCATACGCTTTAACTTCATTTGCCCACTTCGCTAAATCATCCACATGATGAAGGACTTCTTCCAGTTCGGCATCGGTTAATAAATGTGGCGACTTCAATTCAAAACGGTCTAACTTTTTATGGTGGTCATACCTTGCACGCAGTACGACACCACAATTTGAGAACTGACACCAAGGTCCATACTCAATGACACCTTTCCCTTCAAATGCCAATTCAGCTTTTTCTTTCAGTTCCGTTTCTGCCCATCCCATCAATTTTTTGGTTGACATCGTATCTGTTGATACATTATATTTTCTCGGTTGAAAGATGGTCATCACCACTTCTTCCATGTCATATAAGGCGTCATATAATTTTAATGCCCCTAGTGCATACAGTTTCATCTGTGGATTATCAACTGCCGATACGTCAACACCACGTCCATACTTAAAGTCGATAATGTGTATTTTTTTATCCGAAACGATGACACAATCCCCTGTACCAAATCCTTCTGACACATAGTCTGAAAAGTCCAAACGTTGTTCAATGAGTACAATCGGATCTTTGGTTGATTGTTTGATGAGGTCAAGTTGTTCTAAAATATAAGTCACATAGTCATCAGTATATTCATCCATATCGCTATCAGATACTGAAATCGTTTTATGCGTCATTCCAAGTGCTTTTTTGAGTTTGTTTTCTGCCACAGCATGTGCTAGTGTCCCCTCATGTGCTGCTTCACTGGTTTTGTTTTCAAAATACGACTCTAGCCTAGGTAATGGTGGACATGTTAACCAACGATGACTGCTTGATGCCGATAATAAAGCGTGGTTATTCATGACCTAATCCCTCCGCTTTCTTTAAAAGTGTAGGGTAATCTTGAGGTTTTACGTCACTTAACTTAGTCGCACCACATGCCGTGATAATTGCCTTGATTTCTTTGGTAAATCCTAATCGACTCTTATCCGCTAGTACCGCTCGGACATCTTCTAATGTTATTTTTTTAGATTCCGATTCAATACTAAAATCCAATACTGTAGAGTCTACCTGTTCCTCTTGTCCTTCTAGTACTGAACATAATTCATCTAAACTAGAAGATAAATGTTTCAAATCATCTATGACTTGTTTTAGAAGCTTCATTTTATCCATTATTTTCTCCTTTCTGGTCAATAGTTACTTCTCCAACCCTATCACTTGGAATAAATATCAGCATATTTTGCTTTTTTCCGAATAGGAATATCATCACTTTCTCACGCATCGACACTTTCCGACATTGCATGACACTTTCCTGTGTAGGCTGTTTTGATACACTAACTTTTAGTTTATGTTTCATTTCTTGTTTCTCCTTTCTAGAGAGTTTCTTTACCTCTCTAATAAATAGCCTTGGGAAAGTATAAAATCGGACATTTTCTTTCAAATTTTTTCAAAAAAAAGGCCTATCCGAGCATTTCTACTCAGATAGGTTTTCTTCTACACTAATTCATTTACCTTATTATGAAATCCATAAAATATTGATAGACAAAACATTGTATATTTTATCAGTACATCCTTCAACTCATAAGCAATTGATATTAACCTTTAATTTAACTTTTTTAAATAGTATTCATAAATTTTTTGATATGACGATAAGTAAGAATTAATGCAATGACCATACAAATTATCATAGGTAATACAATATATACGAATAGTGACGTCCAATCTCTTGCACTAAGTATATTAATACGACCAAAAAATAAAAATACTTCTAATATACTAATCCCTATTATCGACAGCATCATACTACATACAATGGGAATCCCTAGGCTTGTTACTAACCTATTTCTAGGCATTCCCAATAAACCATAGACTAAATATTTTTGATTTTGTTCAAACATATGCGCTTGAATCAAACTATTAAAAATAACAATTGTTAATACAAAAAATATCACTGTCAATAAAATTTTGAATCCTTGCTGAATAAAGTGATATTGTCTAAAGGTCTGTAACTGCCCATATTGATCAACTATTTTAACATTTGGATAATTAGCAACGATTTGACGAATCACACTATCATCTTTACCATAATCTAAATTAGGTATTTTCATTCTCAAACGTGTAACGGATTGATCTAAGTCGTTTTTTTCTAAAAAATTCTTAGAAACAATTAAACGATAGGGTTCAGTAATATCTGATGTATCTAGCCATCCCACTTGTTTATATGCAATACCGCCAACCAATACGTTTAGATGTTTAATATCAAATATACGTTTCGCTGATTCACTATCTAAATTACCATACACACTACTATTCGCATTCAAAGATATAACAGATACTAAATCATTTTCTTTAATTCTATCATCATAAACGGCATTTACATCATCTTTATCAATAGGCTTTGCTTCTTTAAATGTGACTTGATTAACAGGATCAAAACTTTCAAAGTATTGATAGGCTGGAGCAACAAGATAAGCACTCTCCCCATTTATAACACTTTGTACATCCCCAGAAAAATGTGAACTTATCAAATTTATTTTATCATCTGGATATGCAATCGCTCTAATTGTCAACAAGTTTACAGATTGATTTAACAACTCATTCCAAAACGGTCTATCCTGAATCAGCTTTACGGAATACAATTTTTGTAAGTAATCTTGTTGGAATAAATTATCTTTATTAACTAAATAGATCTCGGATAAATTAATGTAACTTTCAAATTGCGCACTTGGAAATTTTTGCGACAATTGTTGTTGAATGTGATTTAATTCTCCGGAGGATTTCATATACTGGATACGATATTTTTCCTTTATATTTTGTGGAATTTCATGATAATTGCCATTATAATAAAATTCCCCTTGTCGATTTGACGGACGCGTAAATACAAATTCATAATCAGAGTCATTCACTATCTTTCCTACCGCATTTGAACTTAAAATAATTGAATTAATTGCTTCAAAATTAAGAAATAGATTCCCGACTAAAAAAACAATTAATATTGAAAAGAATCCTATATTAAGTGATAGATTTATTTTTTTAAAATCAAATGGTATTTTTTTATGAAACACTTTATTGCGTTTTCTTTTCTTAAATGGGAACGATGCAAACAATAACAAGCTCATGATTACTGTTATGCCATACATTACACTATATTTTAAAAAATAGCCCCAAAAATAACTACCATCTACAATATATATTTTCCGTAATGCAACACTTAAAAATAAACTAGTAATTAACAAACACAATAGTACACCAAACACTATTGCTAAAATATTAAAGCACAGAAATTCTAAAAGAAATAATCTTTTCAAATGTGTGCGTGACATCCCTAGTAACCCATAAACATCATATCGCTTACGCACAGATAAAATATATGCACGTAACATGATGATTAAAATAATACAAAAGATAATTGAAGTAATATTGAATAAATACTCAGGTGTATGATAATTATCTGTATTTTTTTCTAAAAATGTATTTCGATAATGATTACCTTGAATACTTTCCCACTCAACATTTTTTTCATTAATATTTAAATTGGCTAGCCATATTCTTCTAAATTCAGAAACTGATCCTATTAATTTTTGCCAATTGTTCACATCAACAATAACATTTGGCATTTTAAACACGGGAGTTTGTTCTACTGTTCCTCTTATCCATAACAAACCCACATTATCAATAACAGCTTTTACACGCCAATCTTTTCCTTCAACTTTCCATAATTCGCCTTCTTTTAATTGATATTTTTGTGCAATTTCTTGAGTAATGACAACTTCATTTTCTGATAAAGAAGGTATATTGATATTCCCTAAATTTTTTGCTAAATCATTAAACTTACCATATACAATATCTTTATCATTTGAAGCATCAAAAATATCAATAACACCATACCGGTTTGAATCATCAATAGTGGTATTTTTAGAATTATAGACAATATGCGTAAATGATCCATATACTTGTTCTTTAGAAAGTTGCAACTCATTTATATAAGCATTTGTTGCAACAGAAACAGAAATAATGCTAGACATTACAACTGAAATAGCTAACATTAAAATCCATAGCATTTTATTTTGTCTATTCATAATTTGTTTAATGAATCGAAACATCATTCTGTCATCACAACCTTACCATTAACCATTTCATACTTTTTATCACCAATATTAGCTAATTTTGGATCATGTGTAACAATGATAATTAATTCAGCAAATTCTTTAATACTGCTCTCGAATAATGCAATGATGTTCTCTGCTGTATGGACATCTAAAGAACCTGTTGGTTCATCAGCAATCAAAATTTTAGGCTTAGTAATTAATGCACGTGCTATAGCACATCTTTGTTTTTCTCCACCAGATAGCTGTTCAGGATATTTTTTGATTAAATGCTTAATATCTAATTTATTAATTAATTGTTCATAAAATGCACGATCCAGTTGCTTTTTATGAATATGAATTGGCAACAAAATATTGTTTTCAACGGTAATTTCTTCAATTAATTTAAAATCTTGCCAAACAAAACCAATATATTTTGAGCAAAAAACACGTCTATGCTCATTATCCATACAAGTAATGTCATTAGAATCAATAAATACTTTACCCGAATCAACAGCAAGTAAACCTGAAGCTACTTTTAATAAGGTTGTTTTCCCTGACCCACTTTTACCAACAACAGTCACAATCCCTTTATCTGATAGTTGCAAATCTAATCCAGTTAAAACGGGAATTATTTTTTGACCTTGTTTAAAAGAAACATGTACATTTTCTACTTGTATCATAAAAACCCTCCTAAAAAATGGAATAGCTTACTTTTAGTAATTTATTTATAGAATTATTATACTAAATTATCTGAACGCTACATTTATTCAAATCGATATGGTGCAGTAGTTGTGTGTACGTGGTCCCAATTGACATAGTAATCAGCTGTACTTTCTCCTGCTTTCCACCAGTTAAATCCAGATTTTAGCTTATAATGTGAAACACCTAAAGCTTCTCCTGATGGATACCCTGTAGAACCATCGTCAAAAGTTAATTGCATATTAATTCGCATATGCCCCTCAGTGTGTGTTGATCTAATTTCAGCCATCGCTTCTAAACCTTCTGCACCATGTAAAAAAGTTAAATTCCCCCTAGAAGTCGCTGAAACACTCTGTACTCCGGTAAATAACAGACCACCTAATAAAACAACACTAAATATTTTTGATTTCAAAGACATAAATATTCACCCTTTCCCCTTAGTAAGCTATTCCTACACAGTTAGTATATCATTTTTTGTAATCGTTATCAAAAAATTGATGAAAAAATTACTATAAAGTAAATATAAATTATATATTTTTTTATTCAATTTTATTTACCCTTTGCTGGACGTGATCATAATCGTATTCTGCTTGGGTTAATCGATTCTTTCTCTCTTGCCCATTACCCCAATGACCGTTGATAACTTCCCTTGCGACCACATCAATTGATTTTAAAGATGGTATCACGGTTTCCACTAACCAATTCATTTCTAATAAATAGTCTTTTGAAAGGAGAAAATCAGACATTTTCCATATAAATTTTTCAAAAATAAAAAAGACCTACCTAAGCATCACTGCTCAGGTAGATTTGGTTATACATTATTTAAATTCATCTTGATATAGCCAATTAAATAACCATTGTAAATCAATGAGTGGTTTTGTTTGTTCATCCGTCACTGGTTTCACAAACTGCTCTATCTCTTCTATAACTTTATTTTTATCTACAGAACTGACATCAACAGTTTCCATTTTTCTCAAACGTGTAACATGCTTTAGTTCAAAATTCTTAGTAAATCTATAAACAATACTGTCTCCGTTTGAATATGCATATTCTGTCTCATCTGAATATATATTTCCGAATCCTTTAGAACCTGTTTCATTAATAATATCTCTTGTCCCATCAAAATCATATTTTATCCATTCTGCATTTGGTTTATAGATCCAGTCCAAATTATCAATTAACATCACTAATTCCGGTTTCTGACTTTCTCCTCTTGGCATCTTTTTCGCATAATATACTGAATTTGATTTTAAATTATAAAAAAACAACTCCAGTCAATACTAATAGACCTATTATTACCACCATTATTTTTAGTAAAAATTTTTTCATCTTTCCTCCTACAATGCGCTATTATATCATGTTTCATGAAAAATCATACGAAATAAATTTCAAAAATAGCGAAATAGGATAAAAAATAACATACCTATTTTTAATGATAGATAACTTAAAAAATCATAAAATTAGATATTTTGTTAAAAACTCTCTCAACAACAAAAAAGACCTATCCAAGCATTTCTGCTCAGATAGGCTTTCTACTATAATAGTTCATTCACTTTTTGTTGAACTTGATCATAATCATATCCTGCTTGACTTAAACGATTCTTTCTCTCTTGCCCATTACCCCAATGACCGTTGATAACTTCTCTTGCAATCACATCAATGGGTTTTAAAGATGGCGTCACGTTCCCACTCACTAGTTCGTTGACTTTAGTTTGCACTTGATTGTAATCATACCCTGCATTTGCTAGCGCAGATTTGCGCGCATCGCCATTGCCCCATTTCCCATTCAATACTTCTCTAGCAACTTCATCAACGGATTTTAAGGTTGGTTTCGTCACAGTTCCTTTTCCAAGCAATGCATTGACCCTTTCTTGCACATGAACTGGATCATATCCAGCAGCACGTAATCGTTGTATTCTGGTATTTCCATTCCCAAACTGTCCGTTGATAACTTGTCGTGCCACATCATCAAGATTCGTATCGGTTGGTGGAACAGATGGAGATGATTGGCCACCATTCAAACGTCTATTCACTTCTGAAGCAATATATGGGAATTTACTGCCTAAATAAGGTCCTGGACAGTTCGTATTCGCAAACCATTCATGCTTCGTCAAATTACCACTTGTATCGCCTGTATAATTGAGTGATGGAATGCTGTTACGCTGACAAATATCCACACATAATTGAATGGTTTTTTCTAAAGCCACATCACTCACATGCCAGTTACCACCATACTCATCATTAGCCACTTCAATCGTAATCGCTCGGTTGTCATTGGTTGCACTTGACGAGCACCACGAACGATTATGTTCCTCGACATACATGCCCACTCGCCCACTGGAATCAACACCATAGTTACTACTTGCCTGACGAGAAGTGGGCGCAAATACATTCCCACACGTTTCAACCGATAGATTACCTGCCATATGATGAATGGTAATCGTATCGATGGTATGATTGCGTTGCCCACTATGATTTGGGCTTAATTTGACATAATTGACTAATGGACTATTACTCATGTTCATTCCCTCTTTCTTTTAATTGTTGTAAAATAGATTTTAATTTTTCTGGAATTGGCAAACCTAAGTGAGCGGCATTTTCAATAATAGATATCCCTTCGTTTGACACATAAAAGAAGATAACCATTGCGCGTAAAACACCCACATGCCCCAAAATCTGCACATCCAGTAAGTGAGCAATGCCCACTAATGCAAAAATAATGATTTTTCGTGCGATACCATTAAACCCAACGTCACTGGATAAACGTTTATCCGCAATCGCACACAAAACACCTGTTACATAATCTGTAACCACAAATACCAATAATGTGTATAACATGCCGTCTAATCCTCCTAAAAAATAACCAAGTGTGCCTCCAATAACTGAAAACACCACTTGGCATGTTGACCATAATTCTTTCATAGTGTATCCTCCATTCTTTACTTCCATTTGCCAACCACATTATAATTAAATATATAATTGGCATTCGATGCTTCTAAACCTCTGACAACTTCAAAGACGCCTGTTTTAGACGTAGAACCTACCTGCCCTGACCCAGCCATCACCATCCCCGCCCATGTGATAGGCGATAAAGTCACAATGACGGTCGGTAACTCTTTAAAAACAAAAGGATAGGTTAAATCCGTGGCTGCAATCGGTCCAGAAGTAAATAAACTTCCCCATCTGTTTTTCACATCAACTGTTACCGACTTTCTCGTACTCAATTCCATCACACCACTATACCATTTACGGTAAATCCAGTTATTCTTCATGCCTTGTTCCACCACAAAATCACTCATCACGGCATTTTTATATTTAAAATCCCAGTTAGGTGATACATCAAGTGTGTTTTGTAATTCTGCAACCTTACCAACACCGATACCTTTTCCAGAACTGTGAAAATCGAGTAACACAAAGGCAGTTCCAACGCTCACCACAACTTGACTCGTATTAAAAGAATCTCTTAGTGTCACCGTCACTTCCCAAGAACTCTCACCACTGGCAGGAAAGATGACACTCCCTGTTTTACTATACATTTCCATTGGTATACTCTGCGTAGTCGATTGACTTTGGTTTTGCCGTTTGTAACTATAACTGAGTACCTTTTGATTTTTATTGTTCACTGGGGCAACAGCACACGCATACTCCAATTTGATATATGCTCCAGACTCATCCAGTGTCCCATTGGCTTGGCAACGATTGGCTTTTGCCATCGTAATTCTAGGTTCATACCAATCATACACAACAGGGGTCACGACTTTTGTACCTGTCATCCCCCTAGAGTCCACAACTCTAGCTTCTACTCGTTGTGACGTTGACGTAATCACTTCAGATGTTTGATCACTACTTTGATACGTTATCCCATTTAAAACTAAACTGCGTGTTGTCACAACGGCTTGTTCATACAGCCTTTCTGTTACGGTTGCTTTGATTCTAGACTTTCCTCTGACAAAACCACCATAGGTATTATAAAAATTGTTCACATCCGTTAAGGTGATGTTGACAACAGGTGCCATATCAGTAGTGGCTATGACGGTCACAGGAGGTGTATCCTTACTACCAATCAGTTGACTTCCTGAGTAAGTAAGCACTCTAAATAGTAATTTATCCGTTGAATGCGTTAAATAGCGCCCCCACCATTTCGGTAACGTCCATGTATCACTTGTTGCGACATTCGATGCGATAGTTGTCCAACTTAATTTCCCCTCCACACCTGCTTGAATAGTATGTGTAAAGGTGCTTGTTGCCCTTGGGGTATAAATGGTAATCGTATCCCCAAAAGACATACTTGTCTTATTCAAGGTCGGTTGTGTGGCTCTGGCAATAGTTGGCAAATCCCATGATCCACTCCCTCTGGCATTCACCGCAAAATAGTAAATGCCAGCTTCCACACTGGCACTAAAGGTTTTATGCCCATCTGAGTCATGTGAAATGGTAAATTGCCCACTCGCAACACTGGCAGTCCCGGTTAATTGAATACGACTGGCTGATTGGTAAACAGTAGACCCTTCAATGACCACCTTAAAGTTTCCCGACATATACCAAGTGTTTGGATTTGCACCATTTCCTCTTAAGCTCCAATTGATGGTTGTTTGATTAGTGGATACATTTTGATTGGCAACATGCCACTCAAACGTTAAATACCTAACGTCATACGCATTCGTGTGAAAAGAACCACTACTTGCCATCTTAATTCACCACCTTTGTAAAACTTAAATTACCTGTTGATCTTGGCATAAAAGCAAACTTACCCAATTTTAAACTTTGCAGATACTCTCCATCTACCGCATAGAATTTTCGATTATGCCAATAGGCACTCTCCACACCACCTTGTAAAAAGACAATGCGCTCATTCTCAATACGAAGCACAATGGGACTATTTTGTTCACCTAAAATAATATGCCCATTTTCAAAGCGAATATAACGGCTGAGTTCTGTAAATTGTCTTGCATTGGCACCATATAAAGTCTCTTGTAATTGCTTATACTGATAAAACTGAAAAGAAATGGCATCTGACGTTTGTGTCATCATGGTTTGAACCGCACTCAAGAGTTCATCTGCTTTTTCTTTGTTGTAGTATTTCTCCGATACGTCCAGTTTGATTTCATTGGCGGATTGTTGAATATACGAATTGGCCTCACGAATCGCTCTGACAATCGCTGCTGTATTCAACTCTTTCATGTTTTCTTGTAAATTCTGATAAATCGTTTCGATTGAATGCTCCGTATGCAACTGTGTCACGGTCAGCGTTTTTTCTTCAATCCCAATGGATAAGGTACTACTTTCAGGATGAAGTAAATCAAGGGATAGTTGACTGACAAGCATCCGCTCATCAATGTTAAGGCTTGGAATCTTTACCTTTAGCTTTTGCCCTAAGCCAAAGGCATCAACTGCCTCTCCTGCTTTAGATAAATCAGCAGCCGTTAATGTTATCTTACTAATCAATAGAACAGAATCCGCTAAGTCTTTACGTCCTGCACTAAGCAAATTCGTTGGATCGGTGATGTAGTCATGATGGGTCACTTTAGTAATCTCTCCGTAAAGCGCTATCGCATGCTCATCTCGAAGTGCCTTATCACCATGATTAACCGATGCAATCGTCACATAGTCTTCCGTATCCGTATCGTCATCTGTTATCTTACTGCCTAAAGGAATCACAATCGTGGCGAGTTCGTCACTAAACCATTCTCGTTTGGCATCCAATAAATTGATGGTTTGTTCTATGTTTTGATGATTCACATCATTCAAATCATTGACATAATCCAAGTACACACCATCTACTTGATAACGGACATAAAAATAGCCACCCAGTTCTTTTAACAGTTTATCTCTTAAAAAAGACCAAGTGGAGGTGTAATCACTAGATGAACGGACGATGTTTCCCTTTGCGGTATCATTGGTGACCGTCACATGCCCTAATTTAAATTGTTTATCTGAACTAACTTGTGCATTATGACTGAGTAACACGTCCTGTAACACATCTTCAACACGTCTATTTCTAAAATCATACGGTTCAAGCACACTGTCATTGAAAAAGGCTAAGTCACTCTCACATTCAACGGTTTCTGTTTGAAAAAGATCAACACTAGGTGAGAAAACACGTCCCCTAAAAAGCAACCGATCATCGTCATATAACGTAATGATGGATTTCATATACTGGATTTGACCATAAGACGGATTGCTTTTAGGTAGCGTAAACGTTAACGTCCCAACCGTATTTAATGCACTATTTAATCTGCCTTCCATAATGGTGTACTCTGCGATTAACGGATGGTAAATAAGGTCATTATCTGAATAAAGGCGATACATTATAACACCTCCATAATGTACTGAGTCGTTAACGTGCCACTGCCTGACACCCTTAACGTATTATTCCCCATTTCAAGTAGAATCCCTAATTGATGTTCACCCTTTTGCACCGTATATCGTTTCCCTTTGTGTTCAATCGTCGCCATACCAGTTGTCACAATGGTTAGTGGCGTTGGCATCCCTGCATACCCAATGGTGATGGACTGAAATGCACTTGTCAGTGTCGTACTCGATACCACTTCATCACCAATCAATCGAAATGGATAACAGTCTACCGTCGCTTTGATGGTCGATTTAGCTGGTGTTCGCTCATAAGAATGAAACGTCATCGTACCAATAAAGTATCCCTCAAGATGTGAAAATGTCAGTTTGACCTGTTTATTATACACATGCACAAACAATAATGACCGAAGCCTTTCTCGCTCTTCTTCTGAACCGAGCATGCCTAGAACCAGACTGATGGTTCGATTTGAAAAATGTGTATAACCTGTTAAGGCTCTACTCATATCAAGGTCACCATTTCTGCCCGGAACAGATACTTTGTGTACTTTCATCTCAGGAACCCCAATATCAAATTCTTCTAAAACAATGCCTTGTTTATATAAGTCTGTGTCATCAATAAACAGTGTAATCATCCTCTAGCCCTCCTTACTGCCATTTTACCAAGTCCACTATCAATACTTGGGAGTAATCGTCCAACCAAAGTGCCATCATCTAAGTAGATGGCTTGTGTACTATTTTCTGCGATAATCGCTAAGTATTTTTCAATCATCTCATTACCTCCCATTTTCTCTTGAAACAGTTTATCCAAGTGATGATAAAATCCTTTTAACGGAAGAATCGCTTCATGCCCTGCTTCGCCTCCTGCCATTAAGGAAGTACCATTCATACCAAACAATGTTGGTCGTGTCATAATCCCACCTTCTTTATACCAATCAATGGATAAGCTCGGTACAGATGGAGGGATGATTGAAAAACTTCCTTTAATACTAAAATGTGGCAGTTTTATCTTTGGAAAACTAATCTTCATCCCAGCAAAGAATCCCACCACTGCATCAATAGCTTTTTTGACAGTATTCTTGGCAGCTTCAATCGGTGTGGTAATGGCTGATTTGATGCCATTCCATACCGAAGTTGCCGTTGACTTTATCGTATTAAAGACGGTACTAATAGTGGAAGAAACAACATTAAACACTGTTGAAATGGTTATTTTTATTCCCTCAACAACACCACTAATCACTGATTTTATAGTATGCCATACTGTACTCGAAACATCTTTAATGATGTTAAAGGCAGTAGATACAGTATTCGTGATGGTAGCTAGTACGGTGCTAATCGTCTGGCTAATTGTCTCCCATACTGATGAAAGAACACCTTGGATAACACTCATAACACTACTGATTACACTAGATACGGCTTGAATACCACTATCAACAATTGATTTAATGCGCTCCCATACCGATAGAATCACCTCTTTACAGTTTTCCCAAATAAACTGAAAAGGTAACGTGATAAGGGCAAAGGCTCCTTGTATTAAAGACGCTAAAAATTGTAAGCCAACATCTAAAATAGCCTTAATCGTTTCCCAAGTGGTCGTAAAGAAAGAGACAATACCGTTCCAAGCCGTCATAAAGTAGGTGAACATCGTCTGAACAACTGTTGTAACCGTTTGTGTAATAGTTCCCCATACACCCTTAAACCATTCCGTAATCGCTCCCCAGTTTTTAATCACTAAAATAATACCTGCGATGGCTGCGACAATACCTGCAATAATACCAATAATGGGTAATAAAGAAAGATGTAATGCACCAAATCCAGTTGCTGCTCCACCAGCTGCAACCCCAGCTGCCGTTGTTCCTGCCGCACTGGCTCCTCCTGCAACCCCAACAGCTGCAGTGGCGGCACTGGTCCCAGTTAATAAACCAATCAATGGACTAAGGACACCTGTAATCGTTCCGATGGCTGTGATCATTTTACCCGCTACGACAAGGATTGGTCCTACTGTTGCGACAATGACCCCAAATGTCGTGATAGCTTCTTTCATACCAGGCGATAAACTATCCCATCCAGATTTGATATTTTTAAACACTGTCGCTAATTTTTCAAGCATGGGTTTTAGAATGGTCATTAACGTATTACCGACATCGGCACCGACAATTTTTAATTGATTCATCGTTGTTTGAAAACTATCAATTGGATCAATGGTGTTTTCAAAGGTCGTTTCTACTGACCCCATGTTATCTTGTAAAGACGTGCCTAACTCACTAAAGTTCAGTGATCCATTTTTACAAGCTTGATAAATCGCCCCTCCTGCTCGTTTACCAAACAATTCATACGCCACTTGTAGCCCTTCCGTATCACTTTTGGCATTGACCATCCTATTTTGAATATCCGATAAGGCATCGTTTAGTGGCTTGCCTTCTGCAGTAGCGTTTGTTAAAGCCTTGGTTAATCCGGTCATCACTTGTGACGTATCAGCTCCGGACATTTCCACATTCCCTAGAAAGTTGGCAGCGTCACTGGCTGAAAAGCCGAGTTGTTGGAGCGAGGCAGCATTGGTAACCATGGCACTGGATAAAGTGTCCATACTGATGCCTGTTCGTTGACCGACTGCATTCATCGTATCCAATAATGCCCCTGTATCTTCAGTCGTTAAACCAAAGGCTGCAATCACTTTTTGTGTGTTGTCGATTGCGGTAGATACGTCTACATTATTCAGTTGTGCAAACTTGATAAACTGAGTAGATAGTTCTTCTAGTTGTTGACCTGTCACACCAAAACGCGTATTGACTTCACCAATGGCAGCACCAGCTGTTTCAAAATCTGTCGGAATACTGGTGGCGATACGTTCCATAATCCCTTGCATGTCTTCAAGTGCTTCACCACTTGCGCCTGTTTTGGTGACAATCGTATCGAGTCCAGCATCTACTTCGTTAAACGCACTAATAGACGCCGCACCAATGCCAACAAGTGGTAAAGTTAAGTGAGTAGATAACTTTGTGCCAATTTCTTGTGTTTTATCACCAATATTTTTCAGTTTATCGCCTACTTCTTTTACCGATAATGCCGCTGCATTCGGCACTTTCTTAAACTCTTCTTGTAACTTAGATAAAGACTGTTCGGTTTCAATGATTTCTCGTTGCAGAGCATCGTACTTATCTTGACCCAGTTCCCCATTTGCCAGTTGCGTTTTGGCTTGTTTGTCTGCTTCTTTTAATGCATCTAATTTGGTGCTCGTTTCATGAATAGCTTGTTGAAGGAGTTTTTGTTTTTGCGCCAGTAACTCCGTGTTCTTTGGATCAATTTTTAACAGACGGTTAACGTCCTTTAATGAAGACTGTGTATTTTTGATAGTACCATTGACGGACTTTAGTGATTTATCTAATCCAGTCGTATCACCACCGATTTCAACAGTTATTCCTTTGATACGATTTGCCATGTGTTACCTCCTTTCTAAAAATGGGTATAAAAAAGACACCTACATATTGCTGTAAGTGTCACATTATCTTTCTATTTTTTCTGGAATAAAAATATGAATATTCTTCTCATTGGAATCATAGAAGTGAATAAAAATTCTTCTACCTAATACATTATCATCTTCATTCTTAATTTCCTCGATTTCATAATAAACATCAGTTTTTTGTTTTTCAATATGGTCTACAATCTCCTGTTCATATTGTAACTGCCCTTTTATTTTCTTATAACCACGATTAGAAACTACTGATTGGTTGCTGATATTAAAACCATTATCTTTATGAGTGAATCCTGTATTATCTTCGTCTTTACGATAATTGGGTATTAAATATTTCATAAATTGTTTTGGTATAAAATGTCCTTTATCAATTCCATCTTGCTTGGGAATATTTACTCTTTCATACACTTCATCAAAATAATTAGGATCTGGATTTTTTTTAAGTACCACCTGCCACATTATTGAATCTACTGTGTTCTGTGGTTTTTCCTTAGCCTTAACATTTGGTTCTATTGGACCATTTTTAAATTCAACAAAATACTCATTAATAACTGTAAAAGGACCTCTTTTTGATTTATACTCCATTTTATACGTCACCTCAAAATATAATCATATTTAATTTTAACACCAATATAAAATGTATACAAATTAAAACCTATCAAACTCTTTTTGTCCTGCAACTCTGTTATACTTCACACCGTCATTTGCTTTCTCCGTCCACATATCTAATACTAATCCGATAGTTAAAAGGTCGAGATCTCTTATCGCAATCCCAACCTCCACACATCGAAGTAAAAATAAGGCTGTCGTCATTTCCCGACTACTTGCTGTAACTTTTTTCTGTTTTCCACATCCGTTTGAAGATTACTCCCCCATAGTTCTAAAATCTCTGGTAAAATTTCATAAATAGAAAACATCTCAAATTGGTCTAACCATTCTTCAATGGTTGATGGAATACTATTATCAGCATGATAAGCCATAATATATGCCACGTTCTCAAAAATCTCTAGATCGTCAATCTCAAACGGACTGTTATCTTTTCCGTTGTATGCTTTTTCTAATTTCGATAAATCTTTAAAAATATCACGTTTAAAGATTAGCCGATATAATCGTGGAATTGTAGCGGATGACTTAAACGTCACGGATTGATTTTGAATGGTTATTGTCTTTTGTATCATATGAACCTCCTATCGTGATGGACTACTTACTGTTTGAGCGGTTGGTACATAGACTGCCTTGTACCAATTTTGATAGGCTGTATCCTGTGTGGTATCTCCAGTACGTGATTTCACTAACCCATCTTCTCGTGGATCTGCTGTTAAGGTTAACTTTTCCGTCCCTGGACTAATCGACTCTTCTTTTGTTTCCGATTCAATCGATGGGCGAGACGTTGAACAATTATATAAAACGTGACGAATCGCTTTTTCATCCCCATCAAATTCAAATAACAAGGCAAATTTCTCGGTCTCTTTTACCGTTGCTTTTTCAACCAAAACACCATTTTTATCCAATTCTTCATTCAAGATTTCTGTTCTAAACCACTCTGGTATTAAGGAAATTTCCAAATCACCACTATATCCATTATTGGATGTCGACCTAAAGTACACAATCCCATCGGCATAAAATGGACTGGATTCGCCTTCTGCTTCTAAACTAATACTAACAGCCCCTAAAATGGGTTTAGGTGTGCCATAAGTAAATGTCCCTTCAGGGCTTTTCGTGAGTTTTGCAGCATGGACATTCTTTAAATTGTATTTGACTTTGTTTCCCATAATTTTTCTTCCTCCATTTCAAATGTATATAAAACTTCATAGAGTTTTTCACTCTCTATCCAAACTTCACTCTTACTGTAAACAACCTCTGCTTGATCCAAGACTGATTCAATCTTTTGCTCGGATACCACATCTTTTTTATCTGTGTACAACTCCAAATGAACCACCACAATTTTATGATGAATTCTCCCATCTGCTTTAAAATGATTGGTGCTAGGTAACACATAAAGCATAAACGGTGGGTTTGGTACGTTACTTTCTGCGAAATGATGGTAAGCAAACGGTAAGTCGATTTGCTTCATGAGTGCTATGACACTAACCATTTTCTAAAATCTCCTTTACTTTATTTTCAAAAGTCGTGACTGCTTCTTGTTCTGCTTGTGCAATATGGGGTATCGCTTTCGTTCGACCACCATTTCGTTTGGCATGACCAAATTCTAATAAGTGTGTGAGTTGATACTGATTTCTTGAATGCACCACAACATGCATGCTGTTACGATTTTCTTTTGTGGTGGTTACTATCCAACTGTTACGATACCGGCCACTTTTTTTAGGGGCAGTGGCTTGGATACGTGCTTTTGTTTCTTGACCAACTTCTTTAACCGTTGCTTTAATCTGCTCATTGGTTAGCTTTTGATACTGCTCGAGTTCTTTTTGAATCGCTTGAGCTAAATCATCTAACTTTACTTTCATCTCTCCACCCTTTGACAATGCAGTTTGATGGCTTTTTTCTTGTGATTCATGTGGTCTATCCCTTTAATGTTATAAAGGTGATGATCAAAAACAACTCGGTAATGGGTACTGTCTAGATGTGAAATTTCAGACGCATACCGAATCGTAAAATCAAGTTTAGTATGATCCCATACAGCACCTGTTGCCGTTTGTTCCAGTGGACTTTCACTACTGACGGTCGCATAACACGAATACAGCTCTTTCCATACCTCTGTTTGATTGCCAATATCATCTGTTTCAATAGTTGTTACTTGTATAGTGATTCTAGTATTCAATAAACTCACCTTCATTAAAAGTCCACCTTTCTAAGCCCAAACAATAAACTTCTTAACGTCAAGGTTAAGTCCTTATGATTGGCTTCTTCTCGGTGTTCATATAAATAGGCAATGGCATAAAGCATGGCTGTATGAACTTCTTCTGACAATAAAAGAGCAGACGACAAATCATCCACTCTCAAAATGTGCATACATAAATGTTTAGCAGTTGCCATCAAAGATTCAAGCAGTGCGTCATCATCGCTCGAATCAATTCTTAAGTACTGTTTGACGTCATCTAATGTTAAACCCACTGCTTAAACCTCCTGTTACCCTTGTGCACTTAAAATCTGCACAGCTTCTTTGACAATCAACTTACCATCTACACGTTCTTTTGCCACATAACCAATCATCCCATTCCCTGCGAATAACTCCGTTAAGGCTTTAAAGGAACGAGCGCCACGATCTCCAATGTTGTAATAACTAAAGTCCCCGAAGGCGATTGTATTTTCTGGTGCAAAAGCAGAGGTGTAAGTCGGATAGCCTAACAATCTGTCCGGTTCTCCTTGTTGATAGCTTGGTTGCCAAATGTAGGCGCCGTTACTATCCTTGAACTTACGAATTTGAGCGATGGTCTTATCATTTGTGATGAACACCGCATTTTTACGATATGGACGTTTCAAAGCATGAACCAAATTAATCACATCATCTGCTTTAATAGCCGTCACTTTATCTAGGAACGTCCCACCATTGCTTTCATGGAAAATACCTGTTGGCTTGTTGTTCCCATCACCATTTAAGAATGCATCTTCTTCTGCATTAGCCAAAGCCTTACCAAACTGCTCAGTGATATAATTTTCTAAGTTAAAGGCACTATCATAAAGTAGCTCTTCTGTCACTTTAATAGCCACATGCAGTTTGTGGGCATCTAATAACATCTGACTAAATTTCGCCTCTCCAAAGGATAATGCTGCTCCTTCGTCAATCCATGCCGCTGCTGGACTTGAACCAGCGATGTTTATTTTATGATTGCCTGCTGTTGTAATGACTGTGGCTAAAGAACGAACAATATTTTCATCCTCTAACACTTGAATTAAGCGACTATCATACTCTTCTGGTACTAAATACCCACCATCAGCATCCACACCTTCTTGTAAAACATTGGACACTTGTTTAAAGTTGGAACGTAAGGCTTGAAGCATACTCGTTTTGTATTCTTGACTAGCACGTCCTGTTTTTTCTTCGATAGCTTCTTGTCTTGGTTTTTCTTTAATCGGTGTGTTGATGGGTTTTTCCATCAATTTATCCAATTGTTCTTCACGTTGCAGACGGTCAATTTCTTTACTGAAGTTCATCACCTTTCGTTCCATTTCTTGGTACTGTTTGGTCTGTTCTTCGGTAAGTAACCCGTCTTTATCTTTGTTTGCTTCCACAAAGGCTTTCGCACCTTCCCATGCAATATTTCTTTTTTCAATCATGTCTAATAACTTGCTCATATGTATTACCTCCAATTTTTGATTAAGTTAAGTCTGTCTAGTAAATCTTGCGACTGTGTTGTGTTGATTTTTGGCTGAATGTGACATTTTTCAACCAATTTCTCTTTGAGTGAATTTTCAACCACCATTTTTGAATATGCGTTTGATACGACAGCTACCTCGGTTGTTTCATTGCCCTCTCGCTCGAGTAACCCATCACAAAAGCCCAATTCAATGGCTTTATGGACATTCATCCATGTTTCACCATCCATCATATTGGATAGTTTTTGACGATTTAGACCTGTTTTGATTTCATAGGCATTCATAATGGATTCTTTCACCTCATCCAACATAGAAATGGCTTGTTTCATATGCTCTTTATCTCCAAAAGCAATCGTCATGGGATTATGAATCATCATCATGGAGACAGGACTCATCAACACCTTTGTCCCTGCCATGGCAATCACCGATGCAGCACTTGCGGCAATCCCATCAATTTTGATAACTACTTCACCTTTGTGGTCCATTAACATGTTGTAAATTTGAGCAGCAGCGATACAATCTCCACCCGGCGAATTAATCCACACGGCAATATCTCCCTGATGCTTGTCTAATTCCGATTTAAAAAGCCTTGGTGTGACGTCATCATCAAACCAAGACTCCTCTGCAATCGTGCCATTTAAAAACAATATGTGTTCATCCTTATTATTTGTTTTCCAGTTCCAAAATTTCCTCACTGGCATCATCCTCCTTATTCAAATTTGCGAATGCTCCTGCGTGTTTCAGTGGGAGCATATTGCCATTGACTAAATACAAATCGCCACCTTCTTCAGCTGGGATGCGATCTAAGTTTTCAAGTGCTCGAATATCATTGGCACTCATCCACCCATTTTGACGACCTACCGCATAGCCATTCATACGTGACTGATAATCCCCGCGAAGCAGACCATCCACATTAAACTTCACATAAAACTGTGCTTTTTCTTTATCTTTTAGTAATCTGCGATTAAAGGCTTGTTCAAACCGAATCACCCATGGATCTAAGGTGTATTTCACGAACTCTAACGATTGTTGTTCAATATTAGAAAAGCTCGACTTTTCAAGATCCCCTACCATATGTGGTGGAATCCTAAAAATTCGAGCAATTTCATTAATTTGAAATTTACGTGTTTCTAAAAACTGTGCTTCATTAGGCGATATAGAAATGGGCGTGTACTTCATGCCTTCTTCCAATATGGCGACCTTGTGTGAATTACTGCCTGAAAAGCCCCTTGTCCAACTTTCCCTTAAACTTTCTGCATTTTTAACCGTCCCTGGATGTTCTAAAATACCCGATGGTGTTGCCCCATTAGAGAAAAACTTCGCCCCATATTCTTCTGCGGCAATCGACATGCCAATCGCATTTTTTGCCATCGCAATCGGTGAGTAACCAACCAAACCATCAAAACCTAAACCTGGTATGTGTAAAACATCTTGATAGGATAATCTCACTCGTTCCCCATTAGTACTTAAATAGTCATAATAAATCGTATGGTTGTCATCTCGATCCACCGTTATTTTATCTGGCATGAGTGGGTATAACCCCACCACATCCCCTTTGCCATTACGGATGATTTGCGCATATGCATTCCCCCACAAGAGTAAGTGTGTCATCAAGGTTTCTCGAAAGATAAAACTCGTCATTTCACTATTTGGTTCATTGTGCAGGAGGTTATATAAACTATGATCCGTTGCTTTTTGACTCCCCACATCGGTTATCTCATACACATGAAGGGGGAGACTTGCCAATGTCTCCGATAAAATACGGACACACGAATATACCGCACTCATCGTCATAGCAGTCCGTTCATTCACACGTTTCCCACTAGATGACTGACCAATTAAAAATGAATAGCTGTTATTACTGAGTTTGTTTTCTGGTTTATCTCTTGAACGAAATAGCCCACTAAATAATTTCATTGTTGCCTCCCAATTTTAAGTATAATAAAAGCACCTACTTTTCAGTAGATACTTTCCCTTAATTATGATATTCCCCTTAAAAAAAGACCATTTTAAGTTTTTGTCTTACATGGACAATTCAACTAAATCATTTAAACACTTAACGATTTCATTAAATTCAATATCTTTAGCATATGGATTTTTCTTTTGATATCTTATCCATCTTTCTTTAACTAAAGAATCATTATTAATATTGTCAATAATTTGTTTCGCTTCATCTTTTGTAATTTCTGTCTTTCTATATTTAAATGTCATGAGAACGGCTATTTTAAGCTGTTCTGTATCTACCATTTCTAATTTATTATTCAAAATAGCATAAATATCATAGAAATCTTTACTTCTACTATTATTTTCTGCTCTTGCCAATACTGTCTGTAGTTTCTCTGATAACACAGATTCCAATGGATATATTTTTAATTCAATATTATCGCCTAAAATTGTAGTATAGTTCTCTATTTTTGGATACGGAAAGATTGGGTCACCTGTTGCAACATCAATAGAAAAAGGAATTCTAATATTTGATAAATGCCCAATTACATGAAACTTCAATCCACCATATTTATCTTCTACTCGAATTTCTTGCACATCACTAATCAATTCAAACCATATATCCGATTGATTCGTTTTTCCTAAAATATCTTCTAAAACTTTTTTTATTTCTGCAGCATTCAATTTTATTCCTTTTACTAAAAAATCAATGTCTTGAGTAGATCTATTTTGAATGCCTAATGCATACGTTAAAAGCATTCCTCCCTTGAGCATAAAATTTTCTTTATGATTGCTGTTTGCTAGTAATTTCAAAAATTCATCAAAGAAAAATTTACTTAATACTGTATTGTAATTTAATTCTAGTTCTTTAGCCTTTTTTCTTAATTTTTGCGTAATACTATCTTTATTCATGAACAATTACCTCCAGTATTTCCTCTATCTGCTGTGATATATTAAATGCCTTAGCATACTCTCTAAGTTTCCATATGTCTCTGGAACCTTTCTTTAGATAAAAATTCCAAGCTTTTGAAAATATTTCTACATCTTGGTTTTTTCTATCTCTTACCAAATCACAAAGAGTTCTTTCCATATCATAAGCATATACAAGATTTCCCATCTCTGTCATAACTTTAGTCAATCCTATCTCATACCATTCTTTTTTTATTTGATGAACAAAGACTGTTTCTTTGATACGCCATGCATTATATCCTTGTTTCACAGTGACTTCATTAATAAAGGGGATTCTATCGGTCAAACCATAAAGATATAGTGCCGTTTGGTAGGAATAAATGCATGCTTTGTTTTTAAGTTGAAAAATATAAAGTTCATCGTAATTATCATAATTAGAATCAAAATAAATACCTCTTGCAACTCTTTCGAGCTTTCCTTTTTTTACCATATTCGTAAGGTACCATGATTCTACTTCACTCTCTGATACTTCTTTAGCTGTTATGATACCATTATTTTTTTCTATCATTTTTCTTATCTTATCTTCATTCATCATTTCGCACTTCCTTTTGTGCTTTATTATAAAATAAATAACGCACAAATGCAAGCTTAAGGTTACATAAACAAAATTCCGCGCCCATCATACACACTTTCAACATTCACATTCCCACAACGAATAGCTCTATCTAATGCCATAATAGTCGCAATGGCACCGTCAATCTTTTCTGTTGATTTTTCCTTATCCGCTTTGATATTTCCTGCTGGGTCTGTTCGAATAAAAATGTTATCCATGTTCCAGCGTAAAACAGGATGCCCCCCATGTGCGATTTTCTTCTCTAGGGTTAATTTCATAAGTTCCTTAGTTGGTGGGCTCATATCTTTAAATCCTTGACCAAATGGCACCACTGTAAAGCCCATGCCTTCTAAATTTTGAACCATTTGAACGGCTCCCCAACGGTCAAAGGCAATTTCTTTAATGTTAAATATTTGACCTAATCGTTCAATAAATTTTTCAATATGACCGTAATGCACAACATTTCCTTCTGTCGTTTCAACATGCCCTTGCTTCTCCCATAAATCATACGGCACATGGTCACGTCTAACTCTTAATGGAATGGTATCTTCTGGCAACCAAAAGTATGGTAGTATCACATATTTATCGTCTTCATCTTCTGGTGGAAAGACTAATACAAACGCAGTCAAGTCAGTTGTAGAAGATAAGTCTAAGCCTCCATAACACACACGACCTTCTAGGTCTTCTTCATTCACACTAAACGCACACGCATCCCATTTCTCCATTGGCATCCAACGAATGGCTTGTTTAACCCATTGATTGAGTCGCAGTTGCCTAAAGGCATTTTCTTCTCCTGGATTTTGTTTAGCCGATTCACATGCCATTTCCACCTTTTCAATCGGTACGGTCACACCAAGTGACGGATTGGCTTTATGCCACACCTTTGGATCGGTCCAATCATCATTTTCATCCGCACCGTATATGACGGGATAAAAAGTAGGGTCGACTTTCCGTCCGTCTAAGATGTCCTTTGCTTTTTGATGCGTTTCAAAACAAATCGAATGGGTATCTGTACCAGCCGTTGTGATTAAAAAATAAAGGGGCTGTGTGCGTGCATCTCCACTCCCTTTGGTCATAACGTCAAAGAGCTTTCTGTTGGGCTGTGTATGCAATTCATCAAACACCACACCGTGAATATTAAAACCATGCTTGGAGTAAGCCTCAGCTGATAAGACTTGATAAAAACTGTTGGTTGGTAAATACACAAGCCGTTTTTGAGAAGCTAGAATCTTCACACGTTTATTTAATGCAGGACACATTCTTACCATATCTGCTGCTACTTCAAAGACAATACTCGCTTGTTGTCGGTCTGCTGCACAACCATAGACTTCAGCACGTTCTTCAAAATCTCCGCAACAAAGTAATAATGCAACGGCAGCCGCTAACTCACTCTTTCCCATCTTTTTTGGGATTTCAATGTATGCTGTATTAAACTGTCGATACCCATCTGGCTTGACTATCCCAAATAAATCTCTGATGATTTGTTCTTGCCATTGAAGAAGTTTGAATGGTTTCCCTGCCCATGTGCCTTTAGTATGCGATAGGCATTCAATAAAATTGACGGCATAGTCAGCAAACTCTTTATTATAGGTTGATGTCTTTAATTTAAACGGACTTGGTTTATAGGTCATGTTCTGTCCTCCCAATAAAAAAAGGAGCCAATGCTCCTAAATCAATTCGTCTAAAAGGTGATATTCTTTTTCTAGCTGTTCTAATTCTTGTGTGATACATTGCCATCTAAATCCATTTTTATAATAGTCTCGTTTGTTTTTTAAACGATTTAGTTCCTGTTGTCTTTCTTCTAAAATCTCTCTTGCTGAAAATGGATCAACTTGTATCATGTTAAAATGTTTTTCAAATCTGGTCATGTTACTTTCCTCGCTTTCATGTCTTTACACGATATATCACTCTAAAACGACTATTTATCAAGTGATTTTTTCACTATTTAGAATGATTTTACGACATTCTTTTTCATCTTCTTCAATAAAAGTGACAAACTTGTATAAACCCCTATCCGATCCATTTTTCTTAAGTTCTTGCTTGTTGAATGGCTTTATGCGCCTTGTTTATCACTTGACTTAGGGTTTCTGCTTCGCAAAAACGATCAAATGCTTCATCACTTAGTTGCCCTTTTGATAAATCCCATAAGGCTTCATGTGCTTGGTTGGCACACGTCTTTGCCGTTTGGGCAATCTCTAAAAATTGAATCGCACTGCCTACGTTTCCTTTTTGTGCTTGTTGAGTAGCTAAATCTGCATATTTTTTGCAGGCTTTTATTTCTGTTTTTAATCCGTTGAGTGCTTCTTGTGTATGTCTGTACATGGTGTTTTCTCCTTTTGTTTTGTTACACTATATATCACTCTAAACGCTATAAATATCAAGTCTTATGTTGATTATTTCTCATGATGATTCAATTTTTTTAATCATCAAGTTTCATACAACAATCTTCACCCAATACGACACTCAATCGACTACCATTATCCCAAGAAACCATAATAGAGCCAATGTCATCCACTCCTAAAACAGTCCCTTTTGTACCAATGGGTGGCGCTTGTTTGTCATCCATTTTAACAAGTTTCACTCGAGTACCGTTTTGGTACTCCAATCTTAATTTCTCAATGTTATTTTTCATTTTTTCCATCTGCTTTTCCCAACTCATAGACTTCTTTTAAAAGTTTCTCTAAACTCATCACATAAACATCCAAAAAGTCATCGTTATCTCGCATTCTAGGTACTAAATCGCCTCTACCTTCTAAAGAAAAAATATGCTTTTCTGCAACCTCGTATAATTTTTCGTTTAATGCTTGTGTCATCAGAATTAACCTCCTGTATTTTCGTTACACTATATATCACTCTAAACCGATTATTTATCAAGTCATTTGTTCGCTATTTCGAAGATTTTTTTCATAATATAAACGACACATGGAAGGGCGACACCGTTTCCCCACATTTTATACTGAGCCATATCCGAATATGGATCGGATAGCCATTTTTTAATTTGTTTATCAGACTTCGATTTGCTTTTGCCATTGATGAGTCGATGTTCTTCAAAGACAGCTCTCCAAAACACCATATTTTCTTCACTAGGTTCTAGAACCGCTAAATCACGACACCAGTCATCTGGAAAGCCTTGTAATCGACCACACTCTAATGGTATTAATCTACGCACCTTTAAGTTTCTTTCCATAACAGTTGGTGGATCTTTATAATCACTTGCCACAAGCGTCCCAACTTCATTCACATTAGCGATTGTATGGTGTGCGTTTTTGCTTGTGGAATACACCACAGCTAATCCACCTTGATTTCTGTCTGGATTGTTTCCTCCAGTATCAATCGTTCTTGAGGTATCTGTTTCGTAAACATTCGCCCTAACATTGCGTGTGTTTTCGCTTGTCAAACGAATGTCGTAAATTTTGGCATCCACTACCAATGGTTGATTATTGCCCCCTAAACCAAGGTTTGCCCCCAATGTTGGGGATACGTCAAGTGGTCCATTAAATCGACTGTCTTGTCCGTGATTGTCAAACACATACGGGGCTCGATTCCCTTTGGCACGAAGTGTGGCTGTGAAATCTTCTGTCACGTCCATACGCTCTCCACCTTGGTCATTTAGGCATAACGTAGGGCTTGTTCTAGTATTGTTGGTAGTGTCTTGTTTCGTAGTGCTGCTCGTTTCAATATCCCTTGGCACGCTTTTTTCGTCAAATAATATTTCACTGGCACATCTGCCATTAAAATCTGCGACAAGAAAGATTCTTTTGCGTCTTTGGGGGACTCCAAAATACCGAGCGTCCAACACTCGCCATGCAAGAGAGAATGCTCCACCCATGATGTCGCCACTGTTTGCCCATTTTGAAGGTCTAGGGATAGATGTCTGTATGTCTTTGATTTGGCAGATGGCTTCAAGGACACATCTGAAATCTTCTCCTTTGTTGCTTGAGAAGGCACCTGGGACATTTTCCCAGATGATAAATCGTGGATAGTTACCATTTGTTGCCTCCCTCATTTCTTTAATTACTCGAATGGCTTCATAAAAAAGGTTAGACTTTTTACCGTCCAACCCTTGTCTTTTGCCTGCTATAGATAAATCTTGACAAGGACTACCAAAAGTAATGATATCTACTGGTGGTATTCTTTTGCCGTTGATATGTTGAATATTGCCTAATTGTTTGACTTCTGGGAAATTCTTCCTAGTGACAAGCACAGGAAACGGTTCGACTTCTGAATTCCAAATCGGTGTAATACCAGACAATTTTGAAGCGAGTTCAAAACCTCCTGACCCTGAAAACAAACTTCCCATTGTTAGCTTACGCATTTTCATCACCTACTAAATCATCGTATGATACTTTCTTATTATCACGGACGACATACACATCATCCGACTTTCCGACTTGTTCGATATATCGTTTTACAATCACATCACAAAATTTTTCATCAAGTTCAATGGAATAACAGATTCTACCCAGTTGATCACTCGCCAGTAAAGTAGACCCACTACCACCAAACATATCGAATACAAGACTATCGGTCATACTTGAATTTTTAATCGGATAAGCCATCAACTCGATGGGTTTCATCGTTGGATGATCTGCATTTTTCTTTGGTTTATCAAACTCCCAAATCGTCGATTCTTTTCTACCGGTATACCATTGATGTTTACCTTTTTGTTTCCAACCAAACAAAATGGGTTCATGTTGCCACTGATAAGGGCTTCTCCCCAAAACAAGTGCCTGTTTTTTCCAAATACACGTCCCTGATAAATAAAATCCTGCATCTTTAAATGCTTTTCTGAAATTGTAGCCTTCCGTATCCGCATGGAACACATAAATACTTGCATCTTGCGCCATGACCTTTTCAGCTTGCGTAAAAGCATCACACAAGAACTGATAAAACGCTCCATCTTCCATATCATCGTTTTTAATTTTTCCAGCATTTCCTTCGTAATTAACGTTATATGGAGGATCGGTCACAACTAGATTCACTTTTGTATCACCCAGTAACGCTTTGTAGGTTTCTTCTTTCGTAGAATCACCACAAATTAACATATGTTTGCCTAAATGCCAAATGTCACCGAATTGTGTCATTGCGGGTTTCGTTAACTCGTCATTGATATCAAAGTCATCTTCTTGAATCTCTTTGTCATCATCAAACAGTTTGGATAATTCTTTATCATCAAATCCAAGTAAGTCTAAATTAAAGTCTAACCCTTGTAATTCAGACAACTCAATGGTTAATAGGTCATTATCCCACCCAGCGTTAAGTGCTAGTTTATTATCTGCGATAATATAGGCTTTCTTTTGTGCTTCCGTTAGATGTTCCTCTTTGATACAGGGTATCTTTTCAAGACCTAACTTTTGTGCAGCATAATAACGACCGTGTCCACAGAGAATTGTGTGATCACGTGATACAATAATTGGATTAAGAAACCCAAACTCTTTTATGCTGGAAGCAATTTGTGCAATTTGAGTATCTGAATGCGTCCTTGCATTGTTCGCATAAGGGATAAGATCATGAATATTGGCTAAATAATAGGTCGCTTCTTTGTTCATATCACACCTCTAAAAAAGACCCCATTCGGCTAGTTTTTCAAAACCACCAATGGCGTCTACATATTCTTTTGCGATGTTGACAATATCCTCATATGGTATACCGTCAATCGTTTCATCGCCAATAGCACACGAAAACATCACAGGTTCATTTACCTGTTGTGCTCTTAAAAACGCATAAATGTTGACCGATACATCTGCTTTCGATAAATCTTTACCATGTAAACCACCACCTGTTACTGAATCTGCCATATCACTGCCTAGCTTACGATTAGTAGCACCAGTATCTACATCCGTCCCACCTGTCCAATCGCCTAAAGGATTAATGATGGCATTTGGAAATTGACTTTGTAAAAACTGCGTATAGGCATTACTTTGACAGATGATTAGTTTCTCTTTGTCTAAAATATACTTGCCGTCAAATGGGTATTGTCTATAAATGTTTCGTGCAATATCTGATAGTCGTTTCTGTTCATCTGTGAGTGGAACACCTTTAAAGATACCATTATCACCACATCGCATTTTCTCTTTTTGATTATTTGCCAAATGTTCATCTTGTTTTTCAATAGTGATATCAGATGCCATCTTTCCAGCGATGCGTTCAATAATTGGAACAATCTCTTTTTTCTTTAAAGTGACTGTGGTTTCGATAATGACATGACACTTACCATGTCCAATCAATACCTCAATTGCAATCTTTGGTTCATCTTCCTTTGTATAGGCTAAGTCCACAATTGCCCCTGCAATGCGATCAGCAATCTTGTCTGGGTGTTGTGGATTTACTTTTTCAATCATATTTATAATCCTTTCCTAGAACGTAGTAAACGCTCCATCATATCATTTCCCGTATCTTCAAATACTTCTGTACAATTTTGTTTGACGATATCATAAATTTCATACCATAATAAGTTGGCTTGTTTTTGAAATTGAATCGACATCTGCACAAAGGGAGATGTCACCACTGCACCAGTAGTTGGATGTTTACCAAGCAACCCATAACTACTCATAGCTTCTTCACATTGGATATGTCTTGCCAATGCTTGTGCATAGGATTCAATCAACCGTTTATTCACTAACTTGTCACAGTTGCGTTCTTTAAGCCATAACCAAATTTCAGCATAAATCACATCAGCTCCAAGTGGCAAACCGTTCTTCTGATTCGCTGATAAATACTCACTCGGCTTGGGCATTGTGTTGCCTTCAAGTAAGACTCCTTCTGGTAAATCAACTGCATCTAATTCATGGACATCAAGTTCTAGAATATCGTTTGGCATCACTTTGACCATTTGTCCTTTTTGAATTTTATCTATGGCTGCTTGTGGTTTTGGACCAGTATTTCTACGTCTACCACCACGATTTGTCCCATCTCTTGCCATATGTTCCTCCTTCAGTTTTATATACCCTGTTTGAATAGGCGTTTTTGTGCGTGACGGGAGGCACCCGTTATTCTTCGGGATCAATCGTAGAGATTTTTACCCCCCCTACCCCTCTTTCTTTTTATTCCAACGACTACCATTTTTGGCATGAATGCGTGCATGACAAGACTGACATAAAGAAATTAAATTTTCCTTGTTATGCGTTCCTCCTTCAGATAAAGGGGTAATGTGATGAACTTCTTCTACCTGTTTCATATAACCTTCTTTAAAACATAATTCACAGTACGGATGAGCTTTGACATACCTTGCACGTATCTTTCGCCACTGTCCGTTATATCTTTTGCGTACAATTGGATTGCGGTCGTACTTCTCGTAGCGCTTGTTTTCTTGTCTTTGGTGTTCTTCGCAAAAGCGTCCGTGCGTTAAGTTTGGACACATTGGATGCGAACACGGTCGCTTTGGTTTTGTTGGCATCTTATTTCCTCCCATAAGAAAAGACCCAGTAGTATAAAACTACCGAGTCTTATTGAATTCTGATATCTTACCAAAATATAAATTTTCCATTGGAATTTTATAAAGTGCAACCATTTTATGAACGAGAGAGATTGGAATATCAGTCGAATCTCGTTCAAGTCGACATAAAGTATCTTTATTGATATTTAATTGATTAGATACCTCAATCAACGTTAGATTAGCATTCACTCTGGCTGCTTTCAAACTAATGATTATCATTAAGCTTTCCTCCATGTAACTGCTTTACGATATATAAAATTATTGCTTGTATGACAATCTCTATATTTTTTGCTGATTATATAATACCACAACATAAGAACTGAATACTACTGAACTAACATGAACTCAACTGAACTCGACTGAACAATTCATCAAGTTGTTTCAATGCAGTGCCATGCATCTTATAAATCCATCGCTCTGTGTAATACATACTCGCTGCAATTTCTCCCCATGATTTCTTTTCAAAGTACCTTTTAATCAATACGATTTGATGGTCCTTTTCCAGTTTAGAAATCAAATCAATCACATCTGCTCTCTTTTGAGTCAATTCATATTCTAGCGCTTTTATTTCTTCTTCAATCTCTACTGCCTTTATTAACGCTTCAGCCATTGGTTCTAGTTGACGATTCGGACTCTTTGGCATGTCAGAGTAAACAGGAGACCTTACACCTTCAGCTAACGTACGATAGGTTTGTACCATATACCGTTTTGATTCAATTTGGTTTTCAAGTTGTTTGATTGTTTTAAAAAAATCTTTCGCTTTCATGTCTTACCTCCCATGTTACTGAGGTAAGTTCTCTTTAGAACTCCTACTCAAGATTTGCTTTAACTGCATCCATCAGTGCAGTCTGTATTTTATCTTTTTGCTTTAATGCTTTCATCACATCAAAGTCAATTGTCCCTTTTGTCAATATGTGATGAATAATGACTGTATCTTGTTGCCCTTGGCGATAAAGCCGTGCATTCGTTTGTTGGTACAACTCCAATGACCAAGTGAGTGAATACCAAATCAATGTCGACCCACCTTGTTGTAAATTAAGTCCATGTCCTGCACTTGCTGGATGAATTAAAGCAACAGCTATTTTACCGTCATTCCAATCCGTAATGTCTTGGCTAGTTTTAATTTCTCGCACATCCAAGCGTTTCATGATTCTATCACGATCACTTTGAAACCAATAAGACACTAACACAGGTTTACCATTGGCCGATTCAATTAAATCTTCTAATGCATCCAACTTCTTATCGTGAATGGTATGTGTGACTTTATTCTCGTCATACACCGTACCATTCGCCATTTGTAACAATTTGTTGGATAAACTGGCTGCATTGATGGCATCGATTTCAACATCTTTTACTGTCGTAATCATTTCTTGTTTTAAGGTGTCGTATATCTTTTGTTCTCTATCGCCAAGACTTACCACCACTTCATTCATCACACATTCTGGCATTTCAAGATAATCTTTAGCTTTCATCGAAATCGTCATATCACTAATTGCTTGATAAATTCTATCTTCAGCATTGGCTTGTGGTTTGTAAGAATAGACAATTGCACCATTTCGTTTATCTGGTACGAAGTAAATATTGCGATAATGACTGATGTATCGACCTAGTCTTTCTCCAAAATCTAAAATACGAAACTGTGCCCATAAATCCATCAAGCCGTTACTACTTGGTGTACCAGTTAAACCGACTATACGTTTGATGTACGGCCTAACCTTTAAGATCGACTTTACACGTTTAGAACTGTATGATTTGAATGAACTCAATTCATCAATGACAACCATATCAAAGTCAAAACGGTGATGACTCTTATTAACCAACCAATCCATATTCTCACGATTGATGATATAAATGTGTGCTTTTTGACGAAGTGCTTTTTGACGTTCTTTCTCACTTCCCACAACAACCGAGTACGTTAAATGTTTTAAGTGTGACCATTTGTTGATTTCATTTGGCCATGTCGCACTCGCCACACGAAGTGGTGCAATAACCAATACTTTGGCTACATCAAAATAATCTAACATCAACTCATCAATGGCAGATAAAGTGATAATACTTTTCCCAAGTCCGCAATCCAGTAGTAACGCTGACACATCGTGCTTTAAAATAAACTCACTCGCATACTGTTGATACTTATGTGGTACAAATTCCATCTTTTTTCTCCAATCTGGCAATCATCTCATCAATGTGTGTGATGTGATCAAGAACGAACACATCAAAGCCTAAACACTCAAACTGCTTTTTACGTTTTATCTGCAGCCGTCTTAACTTTTTACCAGGTGCCTTAACTTCTACAAAAGCAATCTTCCCATCAGGCATCAGTATCACTCTATCTGGAACACCATTCATACTAAGACAATTAAACTTTAAACATAATCCATTTTTGGCTTTAACGCTTTTTACTAACTGCCTTTCTATTTCTTTTTCTAACATCGTAATCTCCTAACCTATGACAGGCTATGATGCCTATTTACCTATATAATATATATACTTATTTTTTTCTATTCTATATAAGGTTATATAATAGACTATCATATACCGTCATATTTCTGTTTATGACAGTCAATTACAGTAGTCTTTTGATTTCAAATTAAAATACCCACATTCAAAACCTACTGAAATGAGCGTCATACACTATCATTCAAATTCCGATTTCAGTTTAATTCCATACACTAAAGAACCTTTCATATTTTTCTTACGCTTAAAGTCTGCATTTTCAAGTGCAGCATAGAAGTCTGCAGTTCCTCGAGTAAACTCACCATTTCGTAAACAAAATGCGCGATACTCGCTATACAGTTCGCCACTTTTCTCAACTACTGAAACATCTACCTCACAACATTCTTCAATAAAGTGATTCAACCAGTCATTATTTTCCTTATAGACTTTAATCGCCTCTTCAACAACTTGTGGTTTTGTGATTTTAAAATGAGAAGCAATCACTGACTTTGCACCTTCAATGATCCAACTCAATATTGCCTCACCACACTCTTCATATAAGTAATCGGCATAGTTTTTAATATCATTTGATCCTTCAATCTTGGCATTAAATGGTATAACAATTAACCTACGCCACGTCCCTTTATCCAATGCGCCTACTTTAGGAAGATGATTCGTGTACAAAACAAGCGTATGTGTAGGCACATAACTAAATGGCGATTTGAATTTCTTTTCTGCAAAAATCTCGTCTGTTGAACACAGTTGTTTTACGTTGGATGTATTCATACGCATGCCTTCCTCAAGCTCTGCCGCAATAAGTAATCTCTTCCCTTTCGCTTCTGCAAGTTCTGGCTTTACATTTCGTCTACAGCCTACGGTTAACATGTCGGCAGAGATATTGCCACTATACGTTCCAAGCACTCTAGCAATCACATTCCAAAACGTGGACTTGCCGTTCCTGCCTTCCCCATAAGCAATAATTAGCGCCTCAACATAAACTTTACCGACACTCGCTAGACCGACAATTTGTTGTACATAGTCAATCAGTTCTTGGTTATTTGTAAAAAAGGTATTTAACGCCTCTTTCCAAATGACCATACCGGTATCGCTCGGTGCTACACTGGTTTGTTTTGTAATAAAATCTTGATGCTCATGCGACTTTGAACTACCTGTTCTTAAATCAATTGTGCTAGTTGGTGTATTCAATAAAAACTCATCCTTATCGAGCATTACGGGTTCAATTTGAACCAACGGTCGAACTTCTTTTAACGCAGACCAGATATACTTACTGTCTCTTCGTTTAATGGCATATTTTTGATAAACAAGTGCGTTCTTATACTTTTCAAAAACTCGCTTTTGATTGTCATTGAATTGACCCACAGCTTTTTTCTCACCTAACGATAAAATAATTGCCATCGCACCTAGTTGATTCAATTCTTTAATGCATTTTTGAATTTCTAATTCTGCTTCTTCTAACTGTCTTTCTGTTAATTCTTGTGATAAGGCTTGTGCATTTGGAAGTGACTCTTCCCAATAACTACCGTTATAAACTAAGTAGTCGGTTGCCGGTGAGTATTTTATTTTGTCTGCATATTCTCTTGCGAGAACGGTCGCTTGCCCTACATCTGAAAAGTCTGATGGTAAAAGTGTTAATTCTTGATTATAGTATTCTGGTGGAATATAGCCTTGTTGATTAGATACTTTCGTACCAAATTTTGTAGCACTTTTCCAAATCGTCATTAACTCTGATTCTTCAAGTAGTGGACTACATTTTTCTGCTTCCTTTAAAAACAATGCATAACACTCATCTGTATTTCCATACCGCTTAATCAGTTTACCTGCAATATGACTCATCGTAGCATTCCTTGAACCAGACTGTATGGTAAAGCTTGCTTCATCAAATTGTTCAAATAAATTCGTTTGTTCAAAACCAATCACATCTTCGATATCCACCGTTCCTTCAAACCACATCACTTCACTCACGGGATGACCAAAAATAAAGCGTGCAGCGTCCTTTGCATTACCATCCAAAAATGAAAAACGTTCATAGAATCGTTGCTTAAATACTTCACACTCACGAGCGAATTGAAATACACGATGTGGAATATATAGATGATGTCTAGGTCGAGCTGATTTTCCGTTTTTAACTTTACCATCATTTCTACTTGTAACAATTGCGTAACTTGCACCGCCCAATAAAAATTCATAATCTTCGGGATAAATCCAATCTGACGGTTCATCACTGTGGTCATTATCGCAATCAAATACATCACAGTCACATTCTAAAAAATTATCCTTACTGCGATAATGATTTTCAAAACTTGCACAGACGTGGTCAAAACTGACCACGTCCATGAGCTCTTCTGCACTAGTGACAATGTGCTTATTTGTATATATACAATTTTTCGCATTACCTTGATGAGTTGAGTTATAAATTGTTAGTTGCATTTTTCTACCTCCACACATTCCGTTGAAAAATAACGGATAAGTTGTCTTCGTTTTTTGGATATCTCCAGTTCTCCATTCATCCCATTTGTAATGGTTTCGCCAAACACCCATACTTCTTGACACTTACCAAGTAAAATCTTATCCATAAATAACGCAGACTGCCTATCGGCTAAACTTGCATCATCTAAAAATGGAAATAGTAGATGCGGGGTGAGTGGAATTGCTCCTTTCTCATAAGCAAACTTCGCATATTGGATTGCTTGATTGGTATTGAATGTTGTATCACCACTAAATGGCGCGCAAATATATACGATTGGCTTAAACTGCCCTTGTTTTTCTTTTATAATTCGTTGTGTGGATTTACTCATGTTCTTCCTCCCATTTTGATTTGTACCACTCTAGATGTTTTTTACGGTCTTCATAATTTGGAAATGCAACGAGTAAACCAACATCGACTTTTTGTAGTACTTCAATCAATTCCAGTTGTCGTTTTGTTAAATAAGGGCGAATACTTTTCCCTTTTTCGATACCATTCGTTAACCTAAACTGTTTAGCAGATTGCCCGATGGCAACTCTATTTATCAAGTCACATTCATTTGAAAAGTGATAGGGTTTTGGTTGTGAGTGTAATAGTTTTATATTCTCTGTTAACAAGGGAAACTCCACTCGCGCACTGACCAAAGTTTCAATAAAGCGTTCCATTTCGTTGAATCGCTTAATGTAAAGTTCTTTAAATTGCATTGCCTTTGTTCCGGTATAACCCATCACAAGCATTGTGAATCCATCTTTGGTTAAGAAATAACAAGGGAGAGCACGTCCTGTTTTATCTTTATACTTACCTCTATAAAAGTTCTTATCTACAAACCCTTCACTCAGCCCAGATTTGGGCTCAGTAATTCTTTCAATATCACGCAGAACATGTTTATGTTGTTTTCTAAATGCCTCCGCAACAAACAAGCTATCTACTCGTGCAATATCCTGCTTATCAGCAAAAATGCCAAATTCGTTTTTTGGTATGAGTTCCTTCATATGAACTACCTCCTATCGTTTTCTAGAGGATGTATCCTCTACTAAGTAGCCACGAAGGAAACTAAAGTCGGACGTTTCTTCTAATTTTTTTCGTAGACGTCTCCATTTATGAGATAGGTTATTTTCTTCTTTGGCAATTAGCTTTTTATAGTCGTTATCACTCATCCATTTTTCTTTTGGATGTTGTAACATAGCCATTTCTCTAAGTGTGTAATCTTCAAGTGCAACCTTTATGAATAAATCTAACAATTCAGGTTTCTGAATATGCTTGGCTAGTAATGCGCAGCATTCTGTATATTCTTGATGTTCTTCATGTTCCATTTGGGATTTGTAAAAAATTCGTGAATCTCGTACTTCGTCAATCAAAGGTTCTTTGAAGTGGTCAACACTATCTTTTACATCTTCAAAGACTGATTTGGAATATCCGATATGGCGATTGTGCGTATGCCAGTTGTTGTAATCGGGTCTGTTGTATTGTTTATCAATCTCCTCTTGAACTCTTTTTTGTAATTCATCTTCGCTTTCTTCTTCCATAATTTCGATACTTAACCATCCTGTTAATTCATTTACATCTACATCCATCTCAACTTCTGCTGTATCATATTTCATTTTAATTCTCATTTTTTGTCCTCGTCTTTCTACTCAAAGGACGAGATACAAAAAGAACCGTGGTATCAATACACCACGGTTCAAATAGTCGTTACGTAGGCACGACAAAAACACGGTCGGTGCATTGAATTTTAAAATTACCCTATGACTTTCGTCTATGTAATTTCTAAATTCTCGATGCATCTCGTCCGTTCTTGTAGGCCTACTTGAACTGTTTATGAGATTTTAAATAATTTTTCTATATCAAATTACTTTCTATTAAAAACTTCTTATCTTTGTTTTTAGTTACTTAATAACCTTATTAATGTAGAATTTCTTGTTGAACAGAAAGACTTTTGATATACTTTTAGTAAGAAATCTATAATTGTTTCTCTTACATACTTATTATATCAATTTGGCATATTTAAAATTCGGATTTTTCGGATGGATTCGGAAGTGTTCGGAAGAATTAATGAGAGGAGGTAAAATATGGAATTTGTTGATTACGCTAAAGGTTTACAACCATATATTTCAGAAGGAAAAACTGAAGCTGATTATTTTGTGGCTATCATTAGTAACTTTCTAGAAAATAATGCACTAGATAACTGTCATTTACTTAACTATAAAAAAGATACACAGTATCGCTATATGACCGGAAACAAAATAAGTCGAAGAGATGCACAATACGTTTATGATCATAGAGATTTGATAAAATACACTGAGTGGTTAAACAAAAAAATTTACAATTCAGATTCACGTGAACAGGTTACTATTTGGCTAACAAAAAATGGAAAACCTGGAGAATATATAGAAAATGAATGCCAAGAATTATTAGAAGAAATCATCTTATCTCTTTGTCAAAATGTTCAAAAACAAAAAAAGACTTCTTCTGAATTTGAAGAAAGTCTAATTTTAGTACAAGAAATAGAAAAAAAGATTGCTTCTTTACCTAAACCACTACCACTTTCAGTGCCTGATACCATTACTGATACTGAAATGCCTTATATAAGTCAACTGTTTGCAGCCTACGGAGATGCCGAGACCTGTCCTAATTTTTGTGAAGACACATTTAATAAATTTCCTGAGTATAAGCATGATTTTGATGATAGGCGTATAGAATATTTCTCTGCAGCGTCAATAGAACGAAGTGTTGCAGAGCTAAATTCACAAAACTTATCAAATCAATTTGATATTTTAAAGACTGCAACTTTTGACAACATTGTCGATACTTCAAGAAAAAAATATTCAAACGGATATGAAAAAATGCTAAATGTAATGGAAAAAGCAACTTCTAGTCCAGTAGAAAATTATATTCTTAGTAGTTCCCCTTACTGGATTAATGGAAAAATTAAGAAAGGTGTTTGTCATCATCTAGTTAATGATGGAAAACTCAAATGGGTGAAAAGTAATGATTAATAAATCTCTAATTGGGTCATCCTTTGAAACATCTCTAAGAGTAATGTTGATACTTGACGAGTTATCAAATTTTATTTTAGATGAACAGCAACTTTCCTGTATTGACTTTATCGCTATTTATGGTGCTAATTTTCATATTTTAGACAATAATTTACATGGAAATAGCCATTTAAGTTATAGTGAGTTTTCTGCTAAATCACAGCTAGTATCTAACTCTATTAAATTACTTGTTATAAAGAAGTATGTAGAACTTATTATAGATGATAAAGGATATGTATATAAATTAAGCGAAAATGGCAAACAAATTACTTCTAAATTTTCAAATGATTATAGTAATCTTTACAGAATTGCTCTAAGAGAAGTTTTATCTACTTTCCCAACGCTTAATAGTTATCAAATGAAAAATTTTATATATAGTACGACAATTCAGTCGTTGGAGGACTAA